TCAATCCAGAACACGTCGCTGGCGGAGCGCACCCCGTCCTCCATGGTCAGGCGATAGGCGTGGTCCCCATAGCCGGGCTCATGATGCACGGCGACCTCGTTGTACTGAGCGATTCTTCGAAGCGTGTCCTTCATGGGGCCGAAGCGGTTGTTCATGTTCCTTCTCCTTAATGAATCCCGGCGGCGGTGGGCCATTGTGACGAACCACCAGCTCGCACCACAAAACAAAATCCGGATCCTCCAAGGATCCCCGCATGTAATTTAGCTGGCTGCAGATCAGCCGCAGATTGCCCTTGACATAGCCTCGGGCGCTGTCGATCCGATCCACCGACACGTTTCGCCCCAGGCCATAACCATTGCCGATGTCTTCCCGGCGGCTGGCGAGCCACGTCATAGGGATCCCTGTTAAAGCGCAGCGACCGCGCTGCTTCTCCCACAGCGTCATCAGATAGGTGATGCCATCGAAACCATAAAGATCGGGATCGATGTAGGTGTCTTTCTTTTTGCGCGCTCTGCAGAGCGCATTCCAGCGGAACCGAAGAAAACGCTCGGGGGTTTCGTCCTCGGAAAAGAGTCGAGTGCGCCGTATGTACATGCACTTTTTGCACGCACGGCGAAACCCGTTCTCGCCCTTCCCGTTTCCATAGAAGAACTCGCGAGTGAGCGGCAGCGTCTTTTTGCATTCCGAGCAAGTACGAGTGGTTGGCAACGGTTACCCCCCGGTACCGTTCCCCGCGCCATGAGCCCGTGTTTAGCAGAAAATTGTGACATGAAAATCACGGGTCAAACCCTAGCAATTCGAAGTCCTTGGCGTAAACCTCTTGCACCAATTCTTTAGTAGTTTCGTCAAGGGTGTAGCTTGAAATCTCTTGATCGTTCTCTTGTTTGCTGAGGTCAATCTTTGCCCCCGGCAACAGCATGGTTGCGCCCGCAACGTCTTCTAATTTGAAGACCGAAGCGACGTGTTGCTGCCCGTCTTCGCAGACAAACCAGTGCTGCGGCTGGGCGTGGGCAAGATTAGGATCTTCACTCTGCGGCGCATTGCGCAAAAACTCACCGAGGTTTTCATAGGGGTAAGGTTGATTGACCGTGCGGTGCTGGCGGATGGAATGTATAAAAGAACTGACAGCGCGAGTGTAAGGATTTCGAACCAGCACAAAACCGTTGAAGGCGATGGCTTCGAAGACCGTGGGATGAGCTTCTTTCAAAATGAAAAGAGGGAGGTGGGCCACGTCCCTAATGCGCCCAGCTATATGCTCATAACCTTTCATGGTGACCCCTTGCGGGATCTGCTCTTGCAGCTGGAGGCGGATGGTTGTGCCCGCCACCTTCGGGTTATGAACGAAGATGAACCCTGTGGGTGAAAGAAACATCAGCCCCCCGCTTTTTTCTTTGCTGCCATACGCTCAACGTAAGGCAAATAACTTTCGCCAAACTTTAGCTCCCACCAGCGCTCCCAGGTGATGCCCCGCCGGGGCACCTTCCAGAAGCGCCGGGTCCAGACCCAGCGGGCGGCGTAATACTTAATCTCCTCCGCCCACCGGGCCTCTTGCTCCGGGGTGGTCTCACCAAAGTTCATCGATGCCGAACTCGGTGGTTCCTTCGACCCCATAGGGGCGATAAATGCCGCTCCTCTCAGCTTCAAGGATCGTCGCCAGGGCCTGCTCATTCTTTGACTCAGCGTAGGCGATGGCTTCATCCGAGAGGGTATAAATCCCGTAAGGATAGGGGGGCTGCTTCTCCTGAGCCAAGAAAAAGAACTTGGCGGCAGGGATCCCCACGCACTGGGCAGCACGCAAATAAAGCGCTGCTTGCTGGTGGTATCGGAAGGAGTTGATGGCCGAGCGGAAGCCACGGGGTGACGCATCCCGGCAGGTCTTCAGATCCCAAACATCAGTCCCCGTATACCAATCGAAACGTGCCTTAAAAGGATGGCCTAGCCACTCAAAAACCAGCGTCAGCTCAGCCTTATGCTCTGGCTTAGGAACGTACTCAGCGACCACCTCCCGGCGAGCCATGCAGGTCTCATACAGCTCGCGCTTGATGGGAGTGCGCCCATCGACGGTGGAGAGCCAATCCTCGTACTCCTCCTTCCCCGCCTTGGTTCGCCGATCCACGTCAGGGATGATAGCGAACTCCTCATCGAACTTATGCAGCTCAAGGAAGACGGTGTGCTGCACCCGACCCTCAAGGAGTGCAGGCGACTCCGAGAGGGGCGGGGCAAACTTCCACTGGAAGGGGCAGCGGATCGCTGAGGTCAGGTCATGGGAGCGGAACGCTTTGATGGCCGCGTACTGCTCATAGGACAGATCCTCATAGACCCCAGGCTTCACGCAGCCTCCTTGCGCGGGTCATCGCCATTGGCGAAGCGCAGGTACCACAGGGCCTTGGCAAGATCCTCGGACTGCTTGCCCTTGTAAGGCGCACGCCATTGGTATTTGAAAGCATTGATGCGAGCGTAGGTACGCACCGCCTCGACCCCAAAGACTTGGATCATGGCGTCGATGCACTCCAACCCACCCGTCTTGTAGTGGGAAGGGGAGTTCACCATGTCCTTCTTCTTGCGAGCCACGGCGCGCTTCTTGGTTTTCACCACGGCTTTCTTCGCCTCAAAGCGTGCCTTTTGGTACGCCCGAACACACAGCTTGCAGCTGCTATTTAAGCCGTCCTTGGTTGCAGCGTTCTTGTGGAACTCCGCGACCACTTTTTTCTCACCACATTTCTTGCACAATTTCATCCCCGCACTCCTCTTCTAAAACGGGATGGGGTCGTCGAGATCCCCACCGTCATCAGGCTTATCCATGTCGGCCATGGCCTTCTCATGGTTTGCCGTCATGGTAGCGATAGCGGCTAAACCACCACCGTCCCCAGCGCCATCAGCGATGCGCTTACGCTCACCCTTCGCCATGGCTGCTCGCATCTCAAAGGAGTTGTCGATCATCTCCTTCATGAAATTTGGCAGCTCTTCATAGATGTCGCACATGGCCTTGGTCTCTGGCGTCGAATCACCGGAAAACTCAGCGCAGTACACGTCGAGATCAAAGGCCGCGAGGGGGTTGTGGGTCTTCATTTTTTTGAAGCCGCCGGTTGGCTTGAAAACCGACATGACCTTCGCCCGACCGTTAGCCGTGTGACCGACCTCCAGCTCGCAGTTCACCCCGAGCACGTTGGTCAGATCGAAGCCGCGAAGCTCCTCGTCGGAAAAGGATTTTCCGCGCCACATTTTGAGGTCTTTGTGAAGAGTGCTATTTTCGTTCAAGGACAACGTGTACTGCTTCATGATGGACATCGGGCGCCCATCATCAAGCTTAAGTTCAGGCAGCTCCCACTGGATAAAGATCACATGCCGCTTCTTGGGATCTTCATCCTTGAACTGTTCTTCGCGGGTTCCCGCATCGATGAGCCGGTAACAAACCGCGTTGTGAGTGCCCTTCGGGACGGCTTCATAGTCGCCGCCAGACGCGCTTACTTTTAGTGCCATGAGACTTTCTCCTAGATGCACGATTGCAAAAACCTGTAGGATTGTACACACTGAATAGGACAAGACGCAACCAGCGAGGGGAAAAAGGGCGTGGCTTTTATCGTTAAACGACCGAACCAGAAAGATCACAGCAAGCCGCTCACCGGCATCGCTGAGCAATTTGAAGCATGGCTACTCGCCCAGGGGCTGCGCCCCGACCCCAAGAAAGGACTGGTGATCGACGGCAAGATTGGCCGCGCCTACGTTGATGTGGATGGGCAGCAGAAGCTCGTCGGTTGGTACCAGCTGTGGGTGCATCAAGCCATGCCCTTCGGGCGCTGCGGTGACTACCGGGTGGATCCGAGGAGGGCCACGGCGACGTGGAAACCAGAGAATGAGGGTGCCTTCGAACTCACCGAGGAGATGAAGGCGGAGATCCGCGCCCTGCAAGAGGAGGCTGAGCGGGACCGGGTTGAGCGTCAAACCCGCGCTGCGATCAGAGCCCAGCGGCAGTGGGAGGAGGGCACCAAGTGCGACATCCACCCCTACCTGCAGAAGAAGGGCTGCGCAAGCCATGGTCTTAAGGTAAGCGAGGCGGGGCTGCTCATGATCCCCATGCTCGACGAGCACCTGAAGGTGGTGGGTCTGCAGTTCATAGACGAAACCGGGCAGAAGCGGTTCCTGACCGGCAGCAAGAAGAAGGGCAGCTTCTTTGTCCTCGGCCAGCCGCTCCTCCAGGGGGCACAGGAGATCGCCTACGTCGAGGGCTACGCCACCGGGGCGAGCTATTTTGAGGACCACGGCAAGCCCACGGTGGTCTGCTTCGATGCCTACAATTTAGAGCCGGTTTCGGAAACCATCGCCAAGCATTTCACGCAAGCGAAGCATCTCTTCATCGCCGACTTCGACGATAGCCAGACCGGGGAGCGGGAGGCCGTGAAGGCGGCGAGCAAGATCCGCAGCCTGGGGCTGGAAGCCGAGGTGCTGATCCCCGAGTCCAAGGGGGACTACAACGACCACAAGCAGGCCGTGGAGGGAGAGCTTCTCCCGGCCCTCAAAACCGTCGACATCCCCATCAATTTTGAGTGGCAGAAGAGCGACCGGGGCCGGTTCTTAAACAGCAAGGAGAACGTCCTCGGCGTCCTCAAGATCAACGATATAAGCGTTTGGTATAACGTTATAAAGAAGCTCATGGAGATCCAGATCCCTAACCAGAACTTCATCGCGGATCTGAAGGAAGAGGCTGCGCTCATTGAGATCGAAGATCGCTGCATCCAGCTCGGCATCCCCCACACAAGAGTAAGAGACTATCTCAAGCTGTTAGCCGAAGAATACAATCCGGTTAGGGATTGGATCGAAAGCGAACCATGGGACGGCACCGAGCGCCTGCAGGACTTCCTCAACACCATTGAGAGCCCGCACAGGGAACTGAAAGAGACGCTGATGACGAAGTGGCTGATAAGCTGCGTGGCCGCAGCGTGCGAACCAAACGGCATCGAACTGGAAGGGATCTTGGTTTTCCAAGGTGCGCAGGGTCTTGGAAAGACCCTGTGGTTCAAGCGGCTGGCGGACTACGACCAGGGCTGGCTCCTAGAAGGGGCCACGCTGAACCCCAGCGACAAGGACTCAGTGAAGCAGGCTGTGAGCCACTGGATCGTCGAGCTGGGGGAGATCGAATCCACCTTTAAGAAGTCAGACATCGACCAGCTGAAAGCCTTCGTCACCAAGAAAACCGACGAGCTGCGCCTACCCTACGACCGTGGTTTTACGATCTACCAGCGCCGTACCGCGTGGTACGCCAGCGTCAACGCCAGGGAGTTCCTCACCGACTCCACGGGGAACCGGAGGTTCTGGGTGGTCCCGGTGAGCAAGATCCACTATGACCATAAGATCAACATGCAGCAGCTCTGGGCCGAGGTGCACCACCGGCTGTATAAGCCAGGGGTGCGCAACTGGTTCCTCACCAGCGAGGAGCGCGCAGCGCTGCA